ATCCCATGTGTTTTCAATGCCTTTTATAAAGTTATAATATATACCTTCTTTATTAGAAAAGCCTGGAACGCTACCGTCTTGTTGATCTGTAGATATTTTTGGACAAGTCCAACCAGAGTCTCCTTTGTAAAATATTGTTTTAAAGTTTTTAATTTTTGATGGTGACTCGTTAAACACTAGCTTTACTGTTGATTTATATTGAGTACCATAAAAGTTATTTCTTGTTTGATTGTCATGTGACCATATGACACCATCTTTAAATGTGTAATATATGTTATTTAAAGATACACCAGCTTCAGCTACAAAAGATTTTCTAGTTGGCCAACCTCTAACTGTTTCTTCAAAAGAAACTGTTTCATCAGAAAAACTAACATTGTAGCATCCAGAGTCTTCGTCGTAGTTGCCAATCATTGTGTTTTCTGAAGCAAGTTTATCTGAAAAATAATCGCTCATGCCGTTTGAAGATATTTCTTCTAAACCATCTCTTGATAGCCTTAAAACAACACCTCTATTTTTATCTGTGAAGTAAGATCTAAAACCATAATAAGCATACGACTCTGGGTTTTTAGATATACCATATTCACCAACAAAAGGTATCGCTTGACCTAAAACAGCCGCGTTAGATGTAACGTTAGCAGATCCGTCTGCGTTAAATAAGGCATCTTTCTGAGCTAAAATCTTTAAAACTTTATCTTCACACATTACAACTAAATCTGTGTCTCTAGCGTGAAGTTTTTGTATTGATCCATTTGCTGGATTTAAGTCTTTAGTTATAGGTTGAGCTTGTATAAACTGATTAAGTTTGTTTGTGCCTGTTAAAGAGTTGAATATTTGAGAAAATATTAAACCTGATCCTCTTCTTTCTTCTTGGTATGGCTCATCTAGTGTTGCAGATACTTTTACACCTTTACCTATTCTTACAGCGTTAAAATCATCTCTTATTCTGTCAGACTCTACACCATTGTTAAACGAATAGCAGTTGAACCAATCTAAATCGTGAGTAGATGGCAACGCTTCAGTTCCGTGTTGAGCGATTGGTATATTATCACTAGCTTCATAGTATATATCAATGTCAACATTTTCATCGGGCTCAGTTTCAAAAATAGCAGGGTTTTTTGATGTGTACGTTCCAGAGTCTTCATCTACTATTCTTAAAAACTCTAAATTAGTAGTAGTACTTCCACCTACTTCTGTTAACTGTAAAGAGTCATCTGGTGACCAAGTTAGAGGTTTATCTAGTTGAATTGTAAATCTTATTAATCTCGATGAAGCGAACTTTCCTTTTTTGCTGCCTTTATAAGTAACACAATGAACTCTAGCATAATCGACTATTTCATATATAGTGCCATCTGGATCATCAGTCCATCTTATCTTTTGTCCAGGTGACTGTAAAAAATTAGCTGTATCAGCTGCGTCTGGAACTTTATTTTCAAAGCCCCACCAATAACCGTCCCATGCGTTTCTTGCCGCGCTACCACTACCAGGTCCCCATTTAAAATAACATATATCTATGTATTTTGAGCCCACTCTAGTCCCTCTACCTCGTTTCGCACCAACGTTAAGCGTTTCTCCAGGAAGATTACTATTATGTGGCAACAATCCCCCTTGAACAGCTGTATGATAACGAGGCTGTGAATTATCTATATGCCAACCTCTATCGCCAGATTTCCAGTTATCATCATTATCTCCAAATCTAGTCATTTTACCAAGAGTGCGAGTAGAAGCTATAGCATAACCTTCTTTTTCGTTTACCGATGTTATTCTGTCAACTAAAGCTTTATCACTATATATTTTTGCAAAAAATCTACCAGCAAACTCTGGTTTATTTTGTATTTCTTTTTGAAATATATTTATACCTAAACCTACAGCTTCTTGACCATTACTTGTAGCAAAAGCCATACCAGATAGTGGTTTATTTAAAGTAATCTTGTAATGAGCATCGTTACCAGATCCAACTTTTTGTATACTTTCTATATCATAAAAAACAGGTGTTGTATTTGTTTCTGTAAATATTTTACAACAAAGCTGTGGTTCACCTAACAAAGCGTTGTCTCTAGAATCAGCGCCAGAGTCAACCCAAGCTTGATTTAGTATTTTTAAAGTTAAAGCAGTTTCAACTGGCTGACCGTCAGATACAAAGGTGTTATTATTACCCGAACCTTGTATTTTAGCTTTGTTTACATTTTTTGTTTTTATTGTGTCTGGAGCTTCATTTTCTAAAGCTATAATTTTGTATCTAGCTTCTTCATCAACAAAGTTGTTGCTATCGTGTTGTTTTTTTAATATAATAAAGTCATCTTCTTTTATTTTATTTCTTTCTGAAGATGGAAAAGATATCCAAACATTATCATCTGACTCAACGTAAAATCTATCCATTGATAAATTATAGTACTCGTTTGAATTTTCTTTAACAAAAAACTTAAAATGAGTAAAACCTTCTGGAGGATCTGATTCTATTACCGCAGATATTCTATTATTTAAGTTTGCTGATGTTTTACCTAATACAGTAGAACTTGTTTCTGATGAAAACACTGGTGTTTCTCTACCATGTTCATCTCTATAAGCAACGCCAATTTGATAAGTTCTTAAAGTTTTTATTGATTTACCAGCTGATTCATTAGTAATATTCCAAGTTGGGTAATTGTCAATGTTTATAGATACTTTAGGTTTTACAATGTCACCGTTTGCATTTTTTATATCAAAGTTCTGTAAATAATTAGCATAAACTAGCCTATTGGCAATTATTTCTTGAGATTTTGCTTTTCTTGGTACATTATCAAACGGTCTTAGTATTTGATTAGACTCTATAACCTTGCTTATTATTTCAGATTTTATACTATACTGATTAGCAAAGTTACCAGAAGAGTCTTTTTCAATTGTATCTACAACATAAACATTTTGGTTTGAAGAATCTTTATATAATATATCTATTTTTTCTACATCGGATGGAACTGTCCCACTTGACGCGAAGTTTTTTACTTTTAAATTTCTAACCGTGTTTTTCATTAACACATTGTAACCTTGCTCTGGGTTATATTCAAAAGCTTTTTCGTCAGGTAAAAATGCTGGCTCAGAAAAAGGAGAAAAACAAGAAACTTGATTATCATTGTATATATATCTATACGCAAACCTAGCAAACTTAAACTCAAACATGGGTGGAGTTTGTTCTAAAGTTACCTCCCAAAATGTACTCGTTGCTGGTGCTGTGTTAATAGACAACACGTTTACTTTAGCAAAGTTTTGAGTATTACCTGTTGGTACTTCAAAAACTTTAACTCTAGCTATATGATCTTCATCATCTTCACCGTTTGAAGCCGTTAAAACTAAAGTATCACCAACATTATAAAAAGGATAAGGTTGATTCCAATACATAGTAACAGCAGTACCTGGATCAAATGGTGTTGGTTCACCATCTACATTGCTACCTAAAGCTCCATACCAACCTGTATCTACATTAGTAACATTGCCATTATCGTCAAGCTGCTTTGTTCTGTACATCTCCAAAGTGGGGGCTGTAATAGGTGATTTTTTTATTACGGTTACATCTGATTCTATAAAATCTCTACCGTAAATTTCAGTGTGAGAAGTGTCTCCTGAGGCTGCTGCTGCAGTTTTGAATCTTTCTATGTTGATACATTTTGGCTCATTTAAGTCATCAGTAAAAAACAACAAGCCATCGATTATATTTATACCTGTAATAAGAGTATTTGATGAAAATTTTAAAACGTTGTTTTTATCTATAACAACAGGAGATACAACTTTAGTTGTTTGATCAAACTCTAGTATACCATCTTGATTGCTACCACTTAGAAGCCAATATATTTTTTCATTTCTATCGTATCTTATAACACCTACTGTTTTACAGTTATCAAAACCATAGTAGTTTGTGTCAGAGTCGTTTAAACCCCATTGAGTGTATGAGTTAGTAACCTCATTATAAGATCTATTAAAAATAGCTGTGTTACCTAATATATTTTCAATTGCACCTACGTCCGCACCCTCAGAACTAGATATCTTTATATTCAAAGCATCTCGATACTGGCCATTGGGAATTAATCTTTCGTCCAGGTCTTTATTCATTTTACCTGCCGAAAAAACATTTTTAATTTCAGGCATATATTAGTGTTTTATAACTTTAGACTTACCTCTCATTACTTGAGTAAGCTCCTCTATTTTTAAATTAGATAGTCTTAACTTAGCTTGTCTAGCTTTTGCAAATTTACCTTTTTGAAATCTTTGAATTATATATTCTGGAACATTAGCTCTTGTTGACAGTATAGCGTGAGCAACGTGCTGATACACGGCTTCTTCAGCAAACTTGTGAACTATCATATCCGCGTCTACAGCTAAACCGTCGCTTATGTATTTTAAAGTAATAACTTTGCCAGTCATTGACGAATCAAAGAATATTTTACTTTTAAGTGGATCTATAAAGTAAACACCGTTTGTTTGTGAATTTTCTGGCTCCATGCCATATCTTCTGCCAAATAATTGTAACAACCCAGGATCGTTTTCTAAATCATCTAAGTTGTCAGTTGATGCATTACTAGTGTCTGATTTAAATTTCTTCCAAGTTTCAGATTCGTTGGCTGTTAGTATCTCACCACTTTGATAGTCAAACAAATATTCATATTTGTCATCTTGAAGTATAGGTAGTGGATTACTAGTTTTTCTAGCAGGATATAAAAGCCTTTCAACACCACTTTGATCTAGCCAACTAATTTTCACATAATTAACATAGTCATGTGGTAGTGGCATTTGTAAGCTTGGTGGTATTTCTATTTCTTGAGACTTTTCACTTTTAAATATATCATAGCTAAACTCTTGCATAGCTCTTTTTACATGAAAAGCTACATCTGTTCTTTTTATTTTAGATATAATTTTATCTTCACCTACATAAGCTATAATAAAATTATTAACTAGCTCTTTTAGCTTTATAAACTGGTAGTTTCCATAAACCTCATCGTTAGTACCCCATAAATTATCAGGGCCGTAATAGTATTGATACTGTGTTCCTTCAAATAAAGCCATTTATTATTGTTTTTCTTGTTGTGCTGCAAGCATATCTTCTTGCATCGCTAATTGATATACTGATAAATCTCTAACTAAAACACCAGCTAAAGCTAATATTTTTGTTACAATTTCTACTTCCTCTGAATCATGAAGATCAAAATCATTACTACCTGTAGCTTGATATTGAGCGTTACCTAAAACAGTGTTATAGTTCCAAATAACTCTATCAGGTCTTTTCACGTAGTTTATAGTTACTGGATTCGTTACAGTTGAATCAGAAGTTATTTCTGATGTACCATAAACTCTTATACCGTTTTCATCTCTAGTATAAATAGGAAAATCATCTGTTGGTTTGGTTATGGCTGAAGAGTTTATATATAAATACTCGTTTCTGTTGACTTTTTCAACTTCAGAGCTTTTATATATAACTGTGCCTAACCTATATATATCTGTAGGTAGATCGTAGTGTGGAGGTGTAGCGTTTTCATCATAATCAAGTGATGCTTGCTTTTCAAATATATTTATTTTTTCGTTCAATATGTTTAACACGTCTGAATACTCTGTATCATTACCATGCAATCTGCTAAATTGATTTATATCGTAAAAATACTGCTCAAATATATCCATTTGAACTTGATTGGCAAACAAATTAAATTCTTCAGGTGTTAAATAACCTCTTTGCTCTTTATTTAACACAGCGAGCACTCTTTGATATACGGTATCTACACTTACTGCCATTTTATATTTTTTATAGTAGTTAGGCCACGTTAAGCGGCCTAACCGCTATAAGTGACTTTATTTTAATCTTTTTTCAATACTTGAGTAAATCTCTACTCCTTCATCTGTTTTAAACCAAGCAGCTAGTGCTGAATAAGGGTTTTCTTCAAAAGGTACAGATAACAGTTTTCTACCTGTTGACGCCCAAGTAAAGTTTCTTTGGTCTTGACTTAAATCAATAATACCGTCTTCTACGGCTTTTATACCAAAATTTCTTAATTGTACGTTGTCATCAGACGCTAACTCTAAGAATAAAATAGGATTTCTACGTGCAAACAACAGCACGTCTCTTTTAATCTCCTTAGAAGTCATAGAATTAACCTTACTACCAACCTCTACTCTTAATATAGCTTCTAAATGATCAATATCTAAGTTTTTAGCAGAGTTTAAAGCTTCAATTTCAGCTTCAAGATATGCTAAATCATCATTCGCTTGTTTAACATTATCTACTTCGTAATATATACCACCATTTAATGGGTGATAAAGCGATAATAGTTTTTGTAGTGATACATTTGCCTTTGGCACGAATAAAGTTCCATCTCTAAAAACAATTTGTTGTAATGTAACTTCACCTTTTTGCTCATCAACAAATGGTGAGCTTTGGTTTGTAGCGTATCTTAATTCTCTTTGATAACCTTTTTCTGGATCAAACCATAATAAAGATCTTTTAACAGAGTGTTTTGCTGGTATTGTAGTTATGATGGGTTTTTTATTACCAACTAGTTCGTATACTCTGTCTTTTTGTTCCCATACCGCAGGTGCGGTTTTTTCTTTTTTTGCCATGATATGATATAATAAAATTATTAAAAATGTAAGATTTACCCCCGAATTATATCGAGGGTAATCTTACTTTATTCTGCTTTTTAGCTTGCAGTGTCTTTCAACAATACAAAGTTGTTAGCACCTTGAACACATAGACATCTTTCAGACAAGAAGTGTACGTTCATCTCATCAATGTCAGAAGTGTAGTTACCACCAACAGAACCAGTGATCCAAGACTTCATTCTTCTATCGTCAGCTTCAGAAGCTCTGTAGCGTACGTGCAAGAATGGTCTTTGAATGTTTTTGCCAAGCGTTTGGTCGTAAACTGTAGAAACACCAGCAGGCACAAGTACACCGTCGATATCATCAGTTAAACCACGAGTAGCAGCATCATTCAAATATTTCCAGTCAGTTTTGTAGAAGTCATAAGAACCTCTGCGGAAACCGCTAAATCCTAGATTAAGTGCCATATCCTCAGAGTTGTCAAATACACCATAAGATGTACCGCCAGTTCCGTAAGAATTAGCTCTTGCTAGCATGTTGTCGATAGCTAAAGATGTACCTCTATCTAAGAAAAGCATGTTTTCTTCAATAGCACCCTGCTTATCAAGCTCTTGTAAGATTGAATCAAACTCACCAAGACCAGTTAAACCAGTACCGTTGTTAAAGTCATGATCATTGAAAACAAGACCTCTGCTTTCGATGGCAGCAAAAAGACCTTCAGTACCTTTTACAGTTTGAGAGTTAGCGTCTGTGATTGTTTCAGTTGCTTTCTCAGCTTCAACCATAGACATCTCTAGGTAATCTTCAAATCTTAATCTAGTTTCATGCTCTGACTTTAGATACCATAGATATCCAGAAGTTCCAAGCTCAGTAGTTACTTCGATCCAACCGATCTGAGCAGTGTCAGAACCATTGATTGAGTATTTATCTTTAATGATAATTGGGCTGTTAGTAAACTTTTGGAATCCAGCGTCGATAGACTTTTGCATTCCTGCAGCACCTTTACCAAACTCAGAACCATAAACAAATACTTTAAGGTCGGTTGGGTTAGTACCAGCTACGAATGAAGCAGGCCAGTCAGCTTGAGTTAGAGGGTATGCCTCTAGCTCTCCAGTTGCAGCGTCAACAGAAGTAACGAAAGCTTTTACAGTTACAAAACCTTTAGATACGATGATAGTTTGGTTAGCTCTGATAGCGTGACCTTGAGCAGATCCTCCACTGTCAAGCACAACTAAAGTGTGATCTGTAGCGTCGTTATTTGTTTTAACTTTTACTGAATCATAAGCGACGTGTAGTCTACCTTGTTCAGACCATACGACTTCGTCAGAAGCCATTGGCATTTCAGCACCTACCATACGTAGAAATGAAGAGATAGATCTGTTTCCATATCTTTCAACTTCTTTTTCATATACTTCTGGTAAGAACTGTTTTGTAAAATCAAAGTCTCCGGAAGTACCGATTGCTAGGTAGTTTTTATCGAAGACAGTTTTTGATGGTGCGGGCGTTAATCCAGCTGGAAACGCGCCGCCAGTTGCAAAACTCATATTTTTAGTTTTTTAAAGTTATTCTATTTTGTTATTTTGACTTTTAATCGTGAAGAATCGTCACCGCTTATTGCTCTAACTCTAAGTCCACCAGCTTCCGTAACAGGTTCATGAACACCTCTAGGGTCCATGTCGACGTTTTTAGACTTAGCTACACTATTTTTAATAGCATCAGCTTTGCCTTGCTCGTAGAAATGATTAGCTATTGAATCCGCGTTCATTGCTGTAAAAAGTGCCTTGTGATAACCTTTTGCATCACCCATCGTGCTGTCTTCCGCTAAAAACTTTTTAACAAAATTGTTTATATCACTTTGTGTTTGCTTAACTTCACTAGCATTTTTAACATTAAATCTATATTTTTTATCGCCAACAGAATATTCAAAACCTTTGAAATTGTCAGAAAAAACTTTATTAGTTTTTTGTAAAAAAACATTTGATTTATTTTTAGCAACTTTATTCTCTTCTTCAGATTCTTTATTATAGCGGTTGAAAAAATCAACTGCTTTTTGCTGATCAGGTGTCAATTTTGATCCAGCTTTAATTTCTTCGTAATACTCAGACTTTAAAGATTCTAGATGATTTTTAGCTTTAGCTACTTCTTCTTTAAAAGCTATTTTAGATTTTCTTACAGATTTTTCGTCATCTAACTCTTCATCGTAAGAAAAGTCTTCCATTAATATATCTATATCTTCTTTATCTAAGTGTGGTTTAGTATTTTCATAATACTCTCTAAGTAATTGTTTGTCATTTAGACTAGAATAATCAGTGTTTAGCTTTACATAATCTTCTAAGCTACCACCTGTTTCATTCATGAAATCAACTACTTTTTGTATATTTTCAGGTAGAGGTTCACCTGTTTCTTGTGCTTCGGCTATAACCTCTTCTACCTCTTCTTGAAGCTCTTCAACTTGTTCTTGAACTTCTTCTTCAGTGACTTCTTCTAAAACCTGATCTTCAGCTGTATCAGCTTGCTCAGCTTCAACCTTCTCTGGTTCAGTTTGTTCACTTTCAACTTCTGCTTTTTCAGGTTGATCTTGGTTTAATTTTCTTAGATCAATTTTAATAGTACCATCTTCGTCTACGCTAGATACACTTTCTTGATCTTTAGTTTCAACTTCTTCTTGAGGTTTTTCTACTTCGTTTTCTAAAGTCTGCTCAGTAGTTTTGTCTACAACCTCTTCAATTACAGACTCATTTTCTTGGTTTTCCATGATAAAATATTATATAATTATACATTTACTATTATCACCTGGGTTCAAACGAACCTAAATCAAAATCACCACTTAGTATATCGTTGCCAGATGATTCAAAGTTTTTTGGCCCGGTGTTTCTTTGTCTTTGCTCTATAAGTTGGCTTTGTTGTGAAGCTTGTATTTTAGTTCTATCGTCTTTTCTGTTTTCTTTATAAGACTCTTTTGTTTTATGAACTTCAGCTTCTTTGCTTTTCAAAGCCATATTAATTTGAAATTCATAAGCCATCAAATCTTTCTTTAATTTAGCTTCTTCAGAAAGCCTTTGTGATTCAAAATTTGATTTAGCTTGTTCTAGTTGAACCTGCGCGCCAACTAAAGCTTGTTGTTTTTGAACTTCTAGTTGAGCAGCAGCTTGTTGAGCTTGCACGTTTGCATCAGCTTGAGCTTGCATATTAGCTTGCTGTATCTGCATATCTTTTTCTTGCTTCTTTTTTCTTTTTATTTTAAGCAATTGATTAGCAAGCTTAACGTTTTTAATTTCTCTAACGTCAATAGCATCTTCTAAATCTATAGTACCTTGGCTAAGTGCCATTTGAATATTATTTTCTAATATAGCTTGCTGCTCATCATCTGGAGCTAAATCTATAAATATACCAAAGTCATGTAAGTGCATGTCAGATATATCATCTAACGTAGCCACGTTGTGAACTCCTATAGCTTGTATAAAAGCTTCTCTTGTTGGACTATACTCTAAAACGTCAGATATTCTTAGTGACAAAGCTTCTGCTATTTCAGCTGTTAAAAATAAACCACTTTGCAGTATATGCCTTGTAGCCGTATTACTATTAGCGGCTGCTAGTTTTTGTACGCCAACTAAAGCATTTTTGTCAGGCATACTACCATCTCTAGCTTCATTTAATCCCGTCACATCACGTATCATCTGCATGTAATAGTTATACGTTGTTATTAAAGATGATATTTTATTGTTACCAGAACCTGATTGTATTTCTTGAACAGGTATTTTACCTGGATTCATATCACCTTCAGACGTAAATGATCTACCTATAACAGAACCAGTTTGAAAGAACATATTTAACGCCTCTTGTGGGTTGTAGTTAGTTCCATTACCTAAGTCTATTTCAGCTAAACCATCAGCATCTAAATATATACCATCAGGCACCATGCGAGATAAAACTTGCTGTAGTTTTAAATGAGTTATTTGAATCATGTCAGCAAAACCTATAATTCTACTAACTAAACTCTCTATACGACCTTTGTACATTCTAGGAGCAACTATACTGTAGTTCATTTTGACTTTAGTGTGGTCGCTTTTAGGTCTCATCATATTCTTAGCTAACTCCCATTTTAGCATTTTATTTGTACCTAAAACTAAAACACCTTCATAAAGAACTTCTATAGATCTTGATATTTTTTCAAAGTTACGATCTAAAACTTCTGCAGGTGGATTAAAAGTATCATCTTTTATTAATATTTTAGAAGCACCTGTTGCTGTCTGTTTTACTTTGTAAACTTCGTTAGCGTAGGTTTTATAATTAAAATACAATAACTGCACAGAGTTTTTATCTATGTTGTTTGTTTCGTTTATAGTTCTGTGATAGAAGTCTGTATTTTGTACGCCTTGCTTAGTTATTTCTTCTAAATCTTCGTTTGTTAATTCTGGAAACTGTTTCTTAAGTTCATTAATAGGTACAGTCTTTATTTCACCCACATAATATATATCTTCAAAGTAAGGTGACTCTGTATAAGAAAATATAATATCAGCAGGATCTACATACTCTACTTTTATACCTTCTGATTTATTAAATGATGTTTTAGCACAACCAATACCTAAAACAGTTAAGTCGTAATTTAGTCTTTTTCTAAGCAACTCATATCTGTTTCCTTCTAGTATTGTATTTATAGCTTGCTCCTGAGCTATCTCTATAGCTTCTTTATAGTCTAACTGCATGTGAAGCTCTAACTCTTCTTTGTTTTCTGGTAAACTGTTTTGATCTGTTTCAAACAAACTTATACCAAAAGCTTCTTGAGCGAAGCTATTTAATTCTTTTGTTTGCATGTCTCTAATTAAAGATTCCATGTAGTCTGTTCTTTTTTGAACACCGTAAGGATCTTGTGAGAAAGCTTTTATGTCAAAAGTTCTTTCTGAAATACCATTAACAACTATATCTACAAACTTCGATATAATTGGAACTGGTTTCCAGTCTAGATTTAGATAAGATAAGTCACCGTTTATAGATAACTCATCTTTATATTTTTGTATAGACTGTTCGCCTCGCGCGTACAATCTTCTTCTGTGAAATGTATTTTGATTGTTATAAAACCTATTAGTACCGGAGTCTCTTTTAAACCACTCATGTTCTATAGCTTTAGCAACTTTTAAACCGTATTCTTCGGTTACTTTTTCTAAATCGCTAGCTATTTGACTAGGAAAATAACTTTTTACAACTGACTCAGCCATAATTATTTATTAGTTTTGATCTTGTTCCTTTGTTCTGGTATCTCGCGATACTTAAATTTACTTTGTCTTTATTATAACTACTTTTTGGACTATACATATGTTTGTTACATGCCATTATAGCTAATCCCGAGCTAATTGCAGCGTCAAACTTTGTTCTTTTATTTATATCAAATCTAGCCCAATCGTTTAATGTTTTATTGAAATATATATTACCGTAAGTACCTTCTTTAATATGACCTACGTGGTTCTCTATATACATTTCTATAGCGGCCGCGTGAGACTGTTTGATGTCTTCGCTTGTGTTAGGTATACCACCAATTTCTTTTTCTGCAACCGATAGTTTATTCCAGGTTTTATCAGGTCTATTCATACTAAAACCTCTGTAACCTCTTCTTTTAAAATAATACAAAAGTCTAGGTTTGTTATTTTCTGCTAGTATAGGCATGCCGTAAAATATACAAGCCATAAGTACATCTTCAAAAAATATTTCAGAAGTTTGAGGTCTAGCTATATATTCTAAAAAAAATGAGTTAGCAGGTGCGTTTTCCATGCTAAACCTTGTTAGTCCGTGCAAAGCGCCTTTTGATCCTCTACCGTCGGTTGTGCCTGATATATCGTAACTATCACAACCAAAAGCTCCAATATGCTCGTTACCAGGTTTTTTCATGCCATTTTTAAGTATAACATTGTTTTGTATAGATAAATCTGGTACCCACGATATTAAAAATCTACCTTGATCATTTGGCATAAAAACAACTTCAGTGTCTTTAACACCGTTTTTCCATTGAAAATTACCTTTTGATATCAATCCATCTGCAACAGCTTCGTTGTAATCTATTTGCTCGTATATTTTTGTTAAATTAAATATACTGTTTTTAGTTTCATCTCTAAACGCGTGTTCTTCTGTACGCGGAAACTGTCTGTAATATTCGTTTAAAGCGTCTTGATCACCTCTTAAACCGTCTACTTCATTATCCCAGTGCTCTATAACACCTATATCTATGCTTTCCCCATAAGGACCTTTAACTTCTTTTTTTGGAGTGTCGAATACAGGTACTCCATAAGAATCAATGAATCCTTCGTAGTTCCATTCCATAGGTATAAACAAACTATATAGTCCTGAGCGAGTCTGTCCATTGCGGTTTCTTTTAGTGACGTCTGAATCATAATAAAGCTTTTTAAAATTATCACCACCTTTGTCTAGAGCATTGCTCGTAGATCCCATCATACACTTACCTATAATTCTACTACCTAGTCTCAACGTTGTCTTCGTGACCCGCCAGTTGTTGAGGATGTTGTCCGGCCGTTCCCATTTACCCGATTCGTCATGTACAAGGAGTTTAAGTTTCTCACCGTCGTAGGAGTTATCGCCCGTGTTCTTCCAGTCGATTGTTGTATCAAGTCCTTCAAGCTCTTCCCTCGTCTGCCCTGACTGTATAGATTTACGCGTGAGCTTTGATGCGGGTACTCTATATGCAAGTTCGGTTTTGGGACGATCCATACCGTCTTGTATTGGTTTAAAGAAAAAAGGGTAGTTGACTGATATTGGTACAACTTTATCGGTAAACATTTTCTTAGCATCGGCCCCAGATTTGGACAATATACCAAACCGTGAATCAGATGAAATTGTTGCCCAGTTAACTGTTTCTGATGACGCCATAAAAGAAAATCCGGATCGTCTGTTTTTAAGATAGCACATTCCATAACAGCGGCTGTCTGCCTTGCAAGCTTCCCAGAATATAAAGAATAATCTATTTGCTTCTCTAAATTCAGGGGCCCCAACATCAATCTTGGTCCACTGCAAGTACATGTAATGAGTACCAGTAACATAAGTAGGCTCATCTTTATTGTAGAACCAATACCCTTCGTCACGTCTTTTAAATTCTTCATCTATATACGGCTCCCAGTTTTGTTTAAAATCATCTGGGTAAGTCTTCCAATCAAATATAGTTTTTATTCTGCTAAGCTCTTTAGGGTATTCTTTTTTAACCCACTTGTTGTCTTGCTTGTTTATTTTAGGCATAGGTGGTAAAGCTATGTTTAAGTTTTGTATGCTATACACATCTCCTATTTGACCTGTCTTACTTATAATTACTAGATCTTCTTCTTTATTGTAGCCATACTCCCACCTTTTAGATTTATTAAATCTCTTTAACTTGTTTATCTTAACAGGATTTATTATTCTATATAAACTTTGTTTGTACATTATTTGCTTCTTCTTTCTGCAAAACCTTTAAAAGCTTCAGTTTTCTTTTCTATAGGTTTGTTTTCTAGCAAAGATTTTTCTTCTTGAATCCTGTTTAGTATTTCAAAAGCATCAAATATAGCTAACTTTTTTGTTGCTGCAGCATTTTTTAATCTATCAGCAGAAACATCATCTTCAGTTTCAACTATAGGTTCTTTAGCTACTTTTATTAATTCTTCAACAGCTCTATAGCCAGCTTGGATTATACTCGACTTCGTTTCCTTTATGTTCATATTTTATTGTTATTAAATTAGATTTAACCCTATAAAGTTTTTCACCGTTAACAATAAACTCATATTCTGATCTAGGTTTAAAACCTACTTTAAAACCAGACTTTATTCCGTTTTTAATTAACTCTTCATCGGGGTATTTCATTATACCAACTAAAGGTTTTTCTTTGCTATCAGAAAAAATATCATCATTTTTTATAGGTTTTACAAAACAATAACCTTTTACAGGTTTCCAGTCTTTGTTTCTTTTGTATAAAAATATTTGATCAGGGCTAGCAAAAAAAACTTCTTCATCAAAAAAACTTTTACTGTTTTTCTCATTACCCTTAACATCATAAAACCTTCTAAAAACATTATGATGTATTATTACTTCATCTCCTTTTTTAACGTTAGTTTTTTCTAACACAGGAGTTTCTAAAACAATACCGTGTCTACTTACATATAAATGATTTTGTAGCTCTGTGTTTAATATAAGCTCTTTATCTTTTATTTTTTTAGTAGACGTGCTCCTTTTTTCTTTTGGCTTTACTATAAAGTTAAAAGGACTACGCATTAATATTCTAAATTATATTCTACGGCTATTGCCATATTTTTATTAAAATCTTTCCAAGGTAAAACCTCGTTATTTTTTTCTATGTATACAGAATACTTTTTTTCTTCTTCAACTATTTGATGTATAGAGTGCCCACCGTAAACTTCTTGCCCAACAGCATAGTGCATAGCTTCATTTTTATAGTCTCTGCCTATACTAATCTTCCTTATTAGTTTCATCTTCCTCTATTTCTTTATACTCACCAGTTTTTACATCAATAGAAACTTTACCATATTTTTCTTCTAAATCGGCTTGTTGCGCTTGAACTTGTTGTCTAGCTGTAACCATTTCATGCAACAAAGCGTGTTTTTCTATTTCGTATAAACCTAACTGAGATTGTATTGATTGTATTCTATTTACTACTTCTTGAAGAGCTTGTAGCTCTTTCTTTTTAATTTTTGACATAATAATTTAATTTAATTGTGGTTAATAGTTATTTATTCTTCACTTTCTGCGGGCGGCGCAAGAAAAGATAATTCTTCTCCAGTCACCTCTACATTCGTTGGTGTTATTCTGCTATTAATTTCTTCTGCAATGACTTGATTCATGTGGTTTGTTGGATGCGCTGCTTTTGCCCATTCAATAACTTTAGCTTCAGCAAGATCTGCTAGTTCTATAAACTCAGCACCTTCCTCCGGGGTTTCTAATGGACAAGCGCCATTAAATATAGCTACATGACCTGAATCAGCGTCTGTTCCTGTATATTTAAAATTAATGTGTGTGATTACATTTGACAATCCGTCTAACGTGGGTGCTTTTTTCATAGCCGTAATCGCCCACTCGTAACTCATATTCATAATTTATAATTTATTGGTTATATATATGTTAAATAATCACTTGTTTTAATAATTATCTAAACTTCTAAAAAATAAACTCTCATAGTTCCAATAGTATTACCATATGCTCCATAATAAAAAGTAAAAGAAGGAGTACCGACTTCATTGTCAATATGATCCCACTCAGGACTTCTTAGCCAAAAGTTTTTACTTGGATAACCACCACCTTGCGAACTAGTTTCAGCATATACATGCATGCCATTAAAAGGGCTTGATGTTAAACCAGTGCCTCCAGAAGGAGTTCCGTTGCTTCTCCCGACCCATCTTCCGTAAGCAGAAGTGCTAGTGCCAATACTACCAAACGTTGTTGCTGCGTAACTACTTGAGTCACTTGTATTAGTCTCCCAGTTTCCATTTGAAGTAAAATCTGGGTTTAATTGTAAAGCGCTAAACGTACTGCCGCCAAAACCAGTAGACATTGTTTGCCATTGGGTGGGGCTTCCAAAAAAACTTCCATACCACGGCATAGATATCATATCTAACTGAACATCACCCGTGTAGTTTGATCCTGAAACGTAATGAAATACAGCTCTAACCGTTTTACCTTTAAAAGCGCTAACCCCTATTGAGTATTGAGTTGATGCGGTTGTTTGTGTTGAGTGTTGCTGACCGGTTATTGTCTGAAGCAGTGTCAAAGAGCTAGCATCATGATCATATCCGTGAAACTCAGACATACTATGAGGAGTAGCCCCGTTTGGCTTAGATGATGATGCGGAGTTAATAGCGTCAAATCCACCTGCGCCTGTGCTCATGTTTTTTAAACTAATTGGTTGAGGATAGTTAAACGTGTCCCAGTTAGTACCTGATTGGTTTGGATTTGGTATTGTATTATTGTAGTTATCTAAGTGTATTTCTTTAGCAATACCATATAAAGAAATAGGGCCAGAACTAGGAACTGCCATTGATTATAGATTTAAGTTCATCAATCTGTTTTTGCTGGTCTTTTACAGCTTCAATTAGTACAGCTGTTAGCTTTTGATAATCTACAGCTTTATAGCCATTATCTCTGGTTTGTACAATTTCTGGTAATACTTCTTCTACCTCTTGCGCAATCACACCTACATCTTTCTTGCCTGTTTCTTTATGTGATTTTTCGTTCCACTCAAAAGTAACACCACTGATTGCTTTTACTTTTTCAATTGGTGACTCTATGGGCTTTATATTTTCTTTATACCTTTTATCAGAAGAATAGTAAGCTATGATATCCCCAGCCGCTCTAATAGAGTCTGCGGTACTATCTAGATGCGCAAAAAATGATGTATTATTTGAATCATAAAAAACCGGCGTTCTAAAAGAACCACTTGCTATCGTTATACCGTCTGTTGTGGTTTTAAAAGTCCACTGACTGCCAATTGTACCGCTTCCGCTTCCGTGTTGGCCAACATAAATACCAGTACTGGCGTTGTCATTATTATTATTTGAATCTAAGTCAAAGAAAACACTGTGATATGAATTTATTCTAATATCATCATCAGGACTACCAGCTTCATTTCTTGAAGTTATACTGTGGTCATCATTATCATTACCATAAAAGCTAATGAAATCGCCTCTATCCTTCATGTTTATACGATCCGCAGTAACAATGTTCATCACGCTTGTACTAGCAGGATTTGTATAATACGCTGTGTTATCTGAGTCATAGAATATCGGGGCTTTCATTGACTCCGCATGCCAAACAGCACTATAGCCCATTGAACCTCTAGCGCTTCCGTTATCACACCAAACCATTTGGTGGCCGCCGCCCATTGTGCCGCCGGTAGTATTATTAGTGTGCTTGTAGGCTAGACCATATAAGTCTCCAAAATTAGATCCATCGTTAGGAATTTCATAACCAGTTCCTATTGACCATATATGACCTGTCTTGTAAGAGTCATATACACCATACACGCCCGCGCTTCTACTACTTGTAGACCCAACGGAAAGTTTACCTGTAAAAGTGTCGGCAGCGTCGCTTCTAAGAAAAGAAGCTGCGTGTAAATTGTCTACAGTATCTGAATTTCCTCCATTAGCTGGAAGAGAAGATGGTGTGCCTGTTAAATTGCTGTAAGCCATAGCGCCAAGCTCCGAATAAGTTGGCTTGTGGTTGGTGTGGTATATTTCTTTCCAGTCCCACCAGTTGTCTGTAGTGTCTCTTAAACTTCTCCAATATAATTTATTACCTCCACCAGTCCAATCACCTGCAATTTGAACAGAACCACCTGCTCCTTGACCAAATGCTAGAACAGAATAATACGCAGAAGCTGTTCCTGTGCCTAAATTACCATTGTTTCTGTTAAAAGTATAAATACCAGTTTCATGAACAGATCTACCTGTTTCGGCAGTAGTGTCTCCTATATCAAAACTGTTATGGGCTATTCTAGCGGCGCTGAATGTTCCTGATGTTATTTTAGATGCAGCAAGATTAGGTATTCTTGCTGTGCTGAATGTTCCGGAAGTTATGTCGCCTGCTGCGTGATTGTGAGATGAAGCCGCAAAAGCAGAAGCATGCTGCCCGTCTAGTAAGTCAGCATCTAACCCAGAGCCTGATCCATCGTTTCCAGTGTTCCATAATTTATATTCAGTAGCTTGAACATAGTTAGTAGGCGCTGATGTACTTCCACTGTTTGAATCGTAAGTAATCATTGTACCATCACTAATATGGCCTATAGCAGTTAATTCAGCAAACTGCCCAACTCTAACATATATGTCTGTTTGGACTGTATTAACATCTACTTGTCCTACTTCATCAACAACTTCATCTGTAGCGCTAGCATTATAATAAACTATATCGAAATTATTATCATTATTTAATTGCCCAACAATTTTACCAAAAGCTGGCAATACGCCGTCAGTATAAGAAGTACTTCTTCCTGCTAATTCAATTATAAATCTTGTTGATTGGCTGCCAGTAACTCTAGCTATTCTGTAATATTGGTTACTACTGGAGCTTGTATTTTGTAACGCTCTCCAAGTATAAAACCTATTGTTACCGTCAGTCGAAAAACCATCAGTTGCTCTCGCTAATCCAGACACATGAAGAGGAGCAGATGGATTTGTTCCAATACCAACGTTGCCGTAAAATCTAGTTCTGGCTGCGCTACTCGACACATGACCAAATCTAACGTGTTCTCTATGAACCCCCTGTCCTGCAACATGAATACTTAAAGCTGAATTGTCATGACTATATTCTATTTTAGATTCTTGACTTGTAGCGGTAGAATCTTCTCCCATAAAAATAGTAGAAACAGAACCAGTAGCATCCGAACACCCAATGGATAAAAACGGGTCCTTATCACTTACCATAGGCGAACCTCCAGCAAAAGCTGATCGTATAAATATACCATCTCCACCAGTTCCGGTGTCTGCTGTAACTGATAATTTTGTATAAGTCGAACTACTGCCAATACTTACATCTCCGTTTAGTATAGCTGAAGTAGTACCATCATTTGGATCTATGTAATAATTTGTAGCATTATAACCATAATATCTATCAGCTATTACATTACCATTCACGTGAAGTTTTTGAGAAGGGCTGCTCGTACCTATACCAACATCGCCACCAGATAAATATGAATCACCAGAAGAATTTATTAATACCGTGTTCGCTCCGCTCATCGCGGATTTATTAAGGAGTAGTCGCATGTTTTGACTGCTATCCCTATGAAAACCAGATGTATTAAAATAGTCACCCCCTCCGTTTACGCTTTGTAGTTGCAAAAGATATCCTGATGAGGTAGAATTAGTTGTTTCTTTAATATGAAATTTAGCGGACGGACTTGAAGTGCCTATACCTAACCTATCATTTGAAGTATCCCAGTGAAGATTTGTGTCGTTAGTTAAAGTACTTGTGCCGCTCCATATTGCTAGTTTATTAGCTGCGCCACCAGAAAGGCTAGCACCTCCAGAAGCGTCTTCCCAAGCAATACCTGATCCTGTAGAGGTTAATACTTGCCCATCTGTACCCTGAGCACCGTCGATCGTTAAGTTACTTAAATCAACAGTGCCAGTTACGTCTATACCTTTAAGAAATGGTATTGCCATATTTTATTTAATTATTATGAATAAGAAACTGTTTTATCAGTTAACCCGTTTTTAGCGTCTATAACAACAACTCTAATGTCGTTTGTTGGAATCGCCGAAAAAGTTATTGATATTGCGCTAGTACTTGTGTGGTCTATGTCTGCATGAACTACTTGACCGGTTATGGTGTCGTACATCTGAACTATTAAGTTTTGAGATGATAAACCGTGTGAAAATGAAGCTGTTCTATGACTAGCAGTGTCATCCATCACACTAACATCTATAAGAGCAGCTGCAGTAGATAATTGAGTGTTAGTGTTAGTGGTCATGTCATCGACAGTTAAGTCAATTGTACCATCACTGTCTTGGTAATCAGCTGAAATTCTTGTCTCTGTGTTACCAGCAAACATAGCACCTACGATATCTTGAACTTGTTCTGTACTCAACTGAGTGTTAGTATCTGTTGAAGCAATTGTAATAGTATCTGAGCCGGCAGCTGTTGAGATTGATACGTTACTTCCACCTACAAGTGTTAGTGTGTCAGATGTTGTATCTGCTATAACATTACTCTGTCCTGATACGGCTATTGTGCTAAATAAGTTTTGATCACCTGTGTTAGTGCCAGAGTTGGTACCTGTAATATCACTTGTTAAAGCAATAGTACCAGTGGCATTTTGCAACGTTTGAGTATGATCATCTGTTAGGGTTGCTGTTGTAAGATTTAATTCATCATCAGTACCAGATCCAGCAGCACCTTCAAACTGTAAAGTATTGTTTTCTATAATTTTTACAGTTTCACTAGATGTTATTGTATCACCTGAAACAATTATGTTTGGAACATACAATGTACCACCGTTTAAGCCTGGGTTGAATTTAAAATCAGCTCCTGTTTTTGCTTGTTGAGCGCCTGTAGCTGTTTCAACAAAAGTAACAAACTTTTCGTCGTTATCAGTAGCTGCAGAGTTACCCTGTAAAACATCTGTATTTGTGTCGGTGTCAGACCACGGCACATTAACAACAAGGTTATCTTGATCGTCTGTTTCAATTTGATACAATCTATTAGCTATAGTGCTTATTGATTCAGGCGCCTGCGTCGTTCCAGTTGCACCTACGTTTACATCTAACGCGTTACCGTTTAACGTTAAACCAACACCTGCAGATCTTTGCGTGTTGGTGTCTGCTGTCATGTCGTCGACAACAAGATCAATAGTTCCATCGCTATCTTCATAAGATACAGATATTCTAGTTTCTGTATTACTAGAGAACATTGCCCCAACTATGTCTTGAACTTGTTCAGTGCTAAGCTGAGTGTCTGTATCAGTAGATGATATTGTTACTACACCACCTGCCTCAGACAACGAGATGTTTGTTCCTTTTTTAAGGACGAGTGTTTCTGAAGCTTCTAAAGTATTGTTTGCGCTACCGTCACCGTTAGTATCTATAGATACAGCTCTAACTGTGTCTCCACCAAGAGAAATCCATTCGGTTCCGTTATAAAACTTTATTGTGTCTGTTCCGGTATCGTAAATAATTTTACCTTCTACGTCTGATGCTGAACTTTCCGTGGTTAAATGAAGAATAGCATTTCGTAACTCTGATACACTTCGTAAATCTAAGTGATTAAGAAATGGTATTGCCATAATTTTAGTTTAAATATGCATAACCGCTTTCCGCGGCTGCTAGGTTAATTGTTAAGTTATTTTTGTCAGTATATACAACGCCAGCAAAAGCGCCAACGTTTTCATAAATTTGATCACTACTTGAAAACTTAATACTAACACTAGGAAATTTACCCATGCCATGATTGATAGTCCAAGTTGTGCTCGCGTTATTTTGATGGTGCACATATGTAGCATCTTGCCCATACATGGACAACGTATAAAAATTATGTAAAATTAAATTGCCATTACCAGAAATAAAGCTAATATTAAAATCATAATAATCCAAATTATTACTATCTTCGCTTATAGTAGAAACATCGTATATACCGTACTTGTTTTTATCTAAGTTATCAAAAAGCAGTATTCTTTTATTTCTATATTCTAGTATAAAATTTTCTATATTATGTTCAGCTCCATCAATTTCGCTAAACTTTAATGTTGTTAAAGAAGAAAAAGCAGCGTTATCTGCAGGGCCAGAAAATGCTTGCTCTTCTAGTATGTCGCTAAATTTATATCCCAATTGACCGCCAACATTTACAATACCTTTATTGAAAAGCTCAGCGATACCAGAAAAAGGGTAGTTTTTAGTTATCGAACCACTAAAATCAGTACCTATTACCTTATCTTGTTTTTCAATTACAGTATCTTTGGAATAAACACTTATTCTAGCCATTTATTTTTTTCTTACTTTTTCAATACTTCGACCTCCAAAATAAGCACCTATTACAGTGATTAAAACGATTTGAAGTAAATCTGTCCATTTTTCGTCAACTTCAAAAGTTATAGATCCAGAATCTATGAACACCATAAGTACAGTAGTAAATATTAAAAAAAGCAAAACAATTGGTCTAACTGATCTAGTTAACCAGTTTCCATGCTCAAGGTCAGCTTTCCATCTAGAACTTATTTCTATCATTTCTTGTTGTTGACCTTCGTGTATCAACTGCTGCAGTTTTATTTTATCTTCAACAGATATATCAGACTTTGTTATTTCAGCTATAGCTTGCTTTGGATCTACTACGCCTTCTAGTAATTTACCTAGAGTTGGATTAACAACACTTGCAGCTCCAAGTAATAACTTACCTACAGCAGTTTCTTTAAATTTCTTTTTAGTAGACATAATTAATTATATTAACAGTTCCATCTACGCCTAGCGGCTCTACCTCTTTCGCCAGTCCAACTTCTTGATCTAGCACAAAATGCTTTTCTTCTTTTAGCTCTTTTACCTTTTGGGTTTTTTTCGGTAACAGCGGTTTGTAGGTTGCTACCAGGATTTTCTCTTCTATATGAATCAACACCAGCTTCAGTCATTCCAGAACCCTCTTCTTTTGATCTAAAGTGTCTACCTTTGCCTTTTGTCCTTTTATTCGTTTGCTTAAAAGGAGAATTGTGTTGTACGTAAGCCATTACTCGTTGTAACCTTTCATTTTAAAAGCGCTAGCTTTGTTAGTCATCGGTCTAGTAGCTTTATTTTGTCCTTTAAATAAAGACTTGTCAAAAAACAACTTATTACCGTCTTCTATTTTACTTGCACCCCACATTTTAAGAGCAGATGATTTTTCTTTTGCTTGAGCATACATTTTGCTAGGTGAGTGATTATACTTCATCTTAAACGCGGAAGATTTCATTGGTGGATTATTAGGATTTTTATCGTCTTCGTCCATTACAGGTTGATTTTCAAAAGTTTCAACTTCATCGTAGTTAGTAAAATCTCCACTTTGCTTTTGCTCATCAGTTATTTGAACGTTCTGAACTTCACCACCTTCAACTGGACCTGTTTTTGTAGTGCCATACTCAAAATCACTTCGGTTTCTAGCATTAACACCAGCTTTATTAGCAGCTACAATAGTATCGTCTAAATCTTCAACTTTACTACGTTTGCTTTCAACTTTTGCAAGGTTTTCTTTAAATCTTCTATATTTATTATAACCTTTATCACCTGGGTTTAATTCTTTTAGCTTAAACTCTTTTTCTCCTGTTGGATTACCATCTGTGTCAAGAACATCTTCCATGGATCCAAAACCTGATTTTACAGCTCTGTTTTGGATTCTACCTTGCTTTTTACCCATGTTAGACATTTTGTTGGCTGTAATTTTACCAGTTCTTATAGTCTCCCTGGTGTTTGGAGCTGTAAAAGTATCTACTGTAGTTCCTGGTTTGCCTTCAGTTACTGTTGTATCAGGTGCAAATGATTTCTTTTGGCTTCTTGTGCCTTGTCTCTTTTTGTTTATCAGCTCTTTATATAGCTCTGGATTATCTTCAATCCATTTCTTTTGTTTTGCTTTTTCAACAGGATCTGAGCTAAAGTCGGTTTTTCCGCCGGGAGTTTGATTTGTAGTTATATTAATAGTACCTTTTCTACCTTTACCGTCATAGCCAGGTATTTCTTGCACATTAGTAGTTTGTTTTAGTGGGGTGTTTCTAAGTTTCATAGTTGTATTTTTTATTCTTCAGTTGGTAGTTCGGTATCACCCTCTTTTTCTTTTTTGCCAAAACCTATGCTACCAGAACCAATTTTGTCCATTGCTTTATCTAAACCTGGTTGCATAGCTTCACCAGGATCAACAAAAGATTTTGAAGCGCCTACATCAGCTGCTCCATATATTAAAGCCATATTAGCTTTAGCTGGAGATGAAGTATGCCCACATCCAGGCTCACCACAGCATCCGCTGCTGTTTCTGTTAAATTTAGCTTTTTGTGTTATAGGTGTTGCTTTCATTTTTAAGTTCTTTTATAAGCCTCGGCTTCCCAAGGCAATTGTTTTGATCCTTCAGGCATTTTATCCCTAGGATATATTTTTCCTTTCCAGTAAACGTTATTATTATCGTAATTTAAATCACCTCTTTTCATTTGCTCTATATGAACCATTTCATGTTTAACGGCTTTTTTCATTTGAGCGGGTGACAATGATGGATCTACAAAAATAGTTCCATCTCTATTAGCTTCTGCAGCTATGCCCGGATCTAATTTTTTTAAAAAAACTGGATTTTGTGGGTCTTCAGCTAAATCTTCTTCTGTACCAGTTAATCTAGCTAAATCGCTTCTCATTTTAAAAGCCATTAATAACAGTGTTTTTTAGCAGGTGATTTGCAGCCCTTCTTTTTAGCAGGTGACTTGTACATTTTGTTAGGAGCACCTTTACCTCCATCAGCTTTGCTAGCATGTACAGCTTTGCGCTGCGCATCAGATTTATATCCTTTCGCCGGTGAAGCTAAAATGTTTTCTTGTAAATGTTGAGGTAGTCTGTCTTGATTGCCAACCAAAGGTTTTTTAAGTGGAGATACTTTAGCCATATTGACAGGCGTTTTACCTTGAGGATCTATAGTCACCTCTTGGTTAGCTGGTGCTTTTGAGTAATTGCACTTTGCTCTTATTGTGATTGGTTTGTAATTCATCGTTCTGGATCTTTAATCATGTCGTCTATAGCTTTGTTGTAAACTTTATCGCTATAATTTTTGTTTTTATAGAAAACACCGCGACTACTTGTAGGAAGATCCTCTTCACTTAATAGTATACGATATATTCTTGATATTAATTGTCTGCACTTGTACGAAGTTTTATATATACTATATTTAATTGAAGTTCTATTTCTTTGGCGCCAAACGTCTATCCAACCTTCACGCCTTAGACGTTCCCACCTACCTTTATCCCAAGAGTAAGTATATGTACCGTCCATAAAATCTTTTCTTGTAAATCTATCTTTACAGTCAAGATATATAAGTAATTCAAGGTCTGCGTCTTTTATATCATAAGTTTTACAGGCCCATTTGCGAACGAGCCTGTAATACTTAAATATTTGCAATTCCCTTAAATCTGTAGAAGAAGTTATCATTCTACAATTACTATATCACCTAAATTTACAACATGATAAAGTTTTTTGTCAAATTGTATACCATGACCATTATGTTTGTCATACCACACTATATCATCTTGCTTTACAGCTTCAACTTTATCACCAACAGATATTACCTTAGCTTTTGAATATCTAGTGTCTTTGTCATACTTTTCAAGTAACTCTATACCGCCAATGCTTTTTGGCTGCTCTTTTATCTTTTCTAAGACTATATAATAATTAATTGCTTTCATCTATTCTAACATTACTAATTATACAATCTGCAGAAATAATAGTTTTAACAACACTCACTGCGTTTTTGAGCGCCGATTTTGTAACCAAAACCGGGTCTATGATACCAGCTCTAGCCATATTCAAAGGTTTGCCAGTTGTAACATCAATACCCCAACCTTTTCTATTTAGTTGTAAAGATGCGTCTAAACCGGCGTTATTAAGTATAGTTATGTATGGAGACTTAATAGCATCAAGTAGAGCTTGTTCACCCGCGTTAGCGGGTTTGATTATTTTAGAGGCATTCAAAAGGGCTATACCTCCACCTGGAACTATACCTTCTTTGTATGCGGCTTTAGTTGCGTGAATCGCATCTTCAACTCTATCGCGTTTTTCTTTTAGCTCAACTTTAGAATCAGCACCTACTTTTACTATAGCTACTGATCCGTTAAGCATAGCTAGCCTTTGTTCTAGTCTTTTTTTGAAAAACGGATTAGTTTCTTCTTTTATTTTATCTTCAACTGTTTTTATTCTATCAGCTAAAGCTTCGCCTAGATCACCAACTTGAAGCACGGTCGTTTTATCATCTGTTACAGCTTTTACAGCTTCACCTAAAACATCTGGCTGAATAAGGTCTAAATCATCACCTAATTCTTCGTTCATTACTTTAGCACCTGTTAAGAACGCTATGTCTTCCATAGTGTCCATCTTAGTAGGGCCAAATCCTGGTGGATCGACGACATTAACTTTTATATTACCCTTTACTTTGTTAGCTATTAATGTGGCATATGGTTGTTGCTCCATTTCAGCTATAATAAGCAAAGATCTGTTTTTCTTTATTGCAAACTCTAATATAGACTGTATTTTTCTAACATTGGGTATTGGTGACATCATTAGCAGAATATATGGATTATCAAGCTCACATGTCATGCGATCTTTGTTTGTAGCTAAATGCTGTGACTTTAAGTTGCACTCAAGCTGAACACCATCCACAAACTCTACATATGTTTCATTTGTATCTGACTCTTCCATAAGCACAACACCATCTCTACCGACTTTTTTGTATGCTTTACCTATTTTGCTACCTAAATCTTTATCATTGTTACAACTTATAGTAGCTACGTTTTTAAGCATATCACCTTCAACTGGTATGGCGTTTTTATCTAGGTGCTTCATTACTTTATATAAACAAGAGTCTATACCATCTTTTAGGTCTCTTATGCTTACATCTAATGTTTCGTTACATTTAGTAAGCAAGGACGATGCTAGAACTGTAGCTGTGGTTGTACCATCTCCAGCTTCTTTTACTGTATTTTTAGCAGCTTCTTTAATTAAAGTAGCACCTATATTTTCGACCGGATCTTTTAAGACTACGCTTTCCGCAACGGTTACACCATCTTTTGTTATCACCGGTCTTCCTAATGCATCTTCATATATAACGCACTTTCCAGATGCGCCAAGGGTTGATTCAACTGCTTTTGTAAGCTTATCAACCCCTAGCATTATCTTCTCTCTTCCTTTATCGCCAAAAGACAAGTCTTTTACGATTTCGCTTGGGTTATTAAATTCCATTAAATTATATTATTGTTTATTATTATTCAAATGTTTTTACTACTACTGGTCCTTTTATAAACTCTAGTTTTTTATTGTAGTGCTCAATACTACTATTTATAGCAGATTCAGCTCCATCTATAGTTTCTCTTCTAGTAACATCAATCCAATTATCATCTTGATCTTTGTATTCTGTCTGGTAAAAACCATTTGGTAGTTTAACAATTCTCCAGTTTTTTTTCTCTACAAGGTGTTTCCAAAAGTCTTTGGTCTCCTCGGTTACTTGAGGCGTGGAGTTACCCCAAGTATTGGTCTTATAATAAAAATAAGTCATTGGTTTTGGTTTTAATTAATTATTGGTTATTGCTCTACCCGAGCAGGGTTTTACGGTAAAGTTATTTCCCTATACAACATAGATATTTTAAGTGGTGAATCTCCTTGTGAAACCGTCATTCCAGAAGTAGCAACTAAATTAATAGCAGCATTTACTGGTACTTGTGTGCTTGGACCAGGCGCGACTGGATCACCTACAAAAAAAGTATCTGATGTAGAGTTAAGATTAGAACTAAAAAGACCATTATCGTTATTTAAATTTGTAGTGCCTAAAGTTAATCCTGTTCCATCACTAAGTTCTGCTGCAGCAAAGTTGTAAGCTGTAGTAGCGAAGTCTAAGTGCATTAATGCATTGATAATGTAGAGTAATTTACCAGCTCCTGGCGCGGGTACTAACTCAATAGTACCACCATTGTTTAAGCTTAATATCTGTGTCGATGTAACTATTAAATCTTTTTTCAATATATCATGAGATAAACTTTGATACATGTAATCTTTAAGCTTTTGCACCTCAAAGTTCTTAGTTGCGTTTAAAGCGCCAACAGCTCCATCTGTTCCTATCAGCTTATCTGATGGATTTATCGCGTTATCATTGTTATATGTCTCTATTCTGGCCATTTTTTATGCGTTTTTTGTATTATTTTTTCTAGTTCCTTCTCCGTGACCACTTCTATTGGTGTAAACACTAACAAAACGACCAGAAGTGTGGTCATAATCTTTATTTTCAACGTTTTTACCTGCTTTTTTTGCGGCTCTACGTAATCTTTGATTCTCTGCGCGCATTTTTGTGCGTCTTTTTGTCTTAGCGTATGCTAGATCTCGCCGTTTTTTGGCTGCGGAGGCTTTTGGGGATAGTTTTTGCTTTGGCATTGCTTATTAACTTGCTCATGGTTAGTGTTTTTATATATTCTAAATAATTACATAATAGTAGGTATAATTAAATTTAGTTAGATATATAGGGGTGTTGAATAACATATACATATATAGGCCTACGCCTTTTTACTAAAACTAATATTTTTTTGCCCAGCCCCGTAACATCTCTCGTTTTACAAATATGGTTATTGCTTTTACCACAGTAACAGTAACTATAGTTTAGTTAGGAACTATAATTTACGTAGAACTTTTAGGTATTTGTGTATAGCACCCACAAGGTAACTACGCGGTTATCTTGATTATTAAGTCGAATTTAAAATTAATTAATAACTTAAACTTTATATTATGTCTAATACAAATTCTATACTAACAACAAAACGTTTCGTTATTCGTAAATCACTCGTAGGTAAAAATCAAATCATCGAGTTTAATAACCACAAAGGTGAAAAGTGTAAGTACAACCACGATGTTGTCTACAACCAACTCAAGGATAAATTCGAGAGTATGAACTGTTTCAAGAAGTATAAAAACTATACTAACACGAACAACCTCCCGAAGTTCGTACGTGAACTACCGAAACTAGTGTAACAACTAACTAACTCAAAACAACACCCTTCGGGGTGTTTTTTTATACACTGTATGTATAGCATCACAAAGCAATTACGCCTGTGTTTTGATTATCCATATGACAAAAAATAAATAATATGAATTACCTCGATCCGAATATCCATCCGGAATTTAAAAAAATATTAATGCTGGAAAAAAAATATGCCCACCTCGAGGCAACGTTTGACGACCACGACGACTGGGTTAATTTTATAAATTCCAAAATGTAGCCAAAATAAGCCCTTCGGGGCTTTGTTTTGATTATTAAATTGGCCTGATCCTGAAATAAGATCGGAAGAGTATACTCCGCCCTACGCGAGTGTTAAGTACATGGAAATAAAGGCAAAGCGTGGTGTTGCAAACTTGTGTATAGCACTTCACAAACCAATTACGCACTATATTTGATTATTAAGTTGAATAAAAAATGTGACAATAGGGTGTTATTCTATATAAACTAATAGTCTAGTGTCACACTTTGAATAAAATAATTTAGTTTTAAAGTAAGAGAGTTTGAACTATACCTCATAATAAAAAATAACTGGTAAACGAATTATCACCTTTACAAACTAAATACGAATACTAATTGATTATATCTATGTCTAATAACTTAAAAATTAAAACTATGTCTATTTTAAATACTAAACGCTTTGTACTACGTCAAAGTCTAATCGGAAAAAACCAAACTATTGAAGTAACATTCAAAAATGGTAACAAGGTAAAATATAACCATGATGTCGCCTTTAAAATAATGGATAAAAATGGTTTATCGAAATTACCATGTTGGTCGAAGTATAAAAATTATACGGCAACTAACAATATACCTTCCGCTTTGCGAGATAAAAAATTAGTTTAATTAATTTAATTCCCACCTAGGCAAGTGGCTAAACTGCCTTTATACTATGATAGATTTAACTACACTACGTGAAGATATATACAATGACTTTATACAAGAATACAGTCACTTGAATAATAACGATATTTCCGACTTAGTAGATATAGAACTAAACAGAGTAAATACTGAAGTAACATCTACTATCGACGACTTGAACCAATACCTAAACGGTAACGTAAGTAAAAACGGTATCAAAGAAACTTTATACACCTTAATAAATAAACTATGAGTATCACTACACAACTAGATTACTTCGCGATGAAGTTATATGGTGAGTTTGGTTTTGCCACTTGCACCATGGACCAACAAGAATATATAATTAAAAAAGTATACACCATACGAGGTTTAAATATATAACTATGAATATACAAGAACTAAATCACAGCGAACTCGTCCACGCTGTTGCTATACACTCAAAAATACCGTTCGAGCAATTACTTGAATGGTCAGAGAACGAACTACGCTTTGAATTATACGAGCGAGAAGCCAAAGAAACTAACGATATTATTTCTTTCGCAAAGTTTCTACATTTCCATAAACTAAGCGATGATGAAATACAAGATACTTCATATCTTAAACACCTATATAATAACTGGCAAGAAAATAAATAGTTTACAAACTAAATACGATCACTATTTGATTATTAATACGTCTAATTTATTAAATATACACTTATGAACACTATTAAATTTTATACTAAAAACGAAGTTCCAATGGCTAAAATAAATAACAAGTCATACAAAGGTTATACCGTTGGCAACTTACCGAGTAAATTCGGTATCAAAGATATTATATCTGGCGACGAAGTAAAACCAGGTATATCAGAGTGGTTTAAATGCAAAGGTCTTACATTCATTGAAGTTAAAGAAAGCTTCTGGAATGACGTTGCTAAAGATCACGAACGAGCAAATGTAGAAATGCTATTTAAAAGTATCAACTAACATGAGTGTTCCTAAGACGATGCCTGAGTTAATTGCCTACGTCGAACAAAAGCGTAGGCAACAGGCTGAAATTAACTATCAACAGCGACTATTACATGGTTTTTGCCATGGTCTTACCGATAAAGAATATAATCGTATGAAGATTGACGGTAAAAAAACATACTCAAAAGCCCGTAAGTTTACTCACAATAAAATGTGGCGTGAAACTCACAAGCGATTTGACACTAAACAACTAAAATTAATTAAATCTAAATAATATGCCTAACATGAGTTATTGCCGGTTCGAGAACACGGTAAACGACATGCAAGATTGCTTAAACGCTATCGAGGACAACGAGTGTAATGACCTCAGCCAATACGAGATTAAAGCTTTACAACATTTCCTAGAATTAGGTAGAGTAATTGTAGACTACGAAGATAATATAGAGCAAATACTAGAGCAATATGAAGAGTAATAATTATCTTGATTACACTTACGCTGTAACTAAAGACTGCGAGGTAGTACATAAAGGCAACTACAATAGTTGCTGTACATACTTACTAGGCGCACAACCGTTTTCAATTAGCTTTGCTAAAAATGAAGGCTGGGATATAATTAAAATCTAAAAAATGAAACTAGATCTAAATAAAATAGATAATATGCAGTTCGATGGTATAGACTTCGGTGATTACCCTGATTTCTGTGATGCCTTTTGCCACGACGCAGACTATGATGGTGTGCAAATGACAGACGAGCAGCTAGATTTACTAAACGATGAACACCGTGATTTTGTTTATGATTCACTATATAAATCACTATTTTAAAATATAAACTATGAATTACGCAGAAGTAAGAGTACGAGACGTGAAGCTTAATGTGTATTACGAATATGACCCTGGTGAAGCAATGGTTATGTATTACTCAGATGGTTCAGGTCACCCAGGTTCACCACCGTCAGCTGCTATACATGAAGTACGCGCCGGTGACGTTGATATATACGAGTTACTAAGTGATGACTTACTAGAGTATATAGAAGAGCAAATAATATATTTAAATAACTAAGCATGTATATAACAGTATTAGATTTTAACGATGGTAAAGTATACCAATATGAAGTAGGTTCAGGTATGCTATCAAGTGAGGATTATGAGGCTTGGATGGACCAGAAAGGTCATAAGCTAAGTAATATCGAGTGGATGCTTCACGAAGACGGTGGAATAATTACAAACTAAATACGCACCGTTTTTGATTATATATGTGAATTTTAAAACAACAAATATGTATTGTAGATGCGGAAATACTGTGCACCCAGTGCGAATAGACTTAGGTTACAAAACTTGTGTCGAGTGTTCAACCACTCAAACTTATAGCTATGTACCTATCATAGAGCACAAGACAGGCAATACTATTCAAATCGTCAGCCAAGAAGTATCAGCTAGTGTGCACAGAGCTTGGCGGCGTAAGTAGTTAACAAAGTTCGAAAGTACACTATTAACTACTGGAGGGCGTGAAATGGTTATTATCACCTAACAGTTAAATCGAGGTCTTGGCTTCAAGCTTGTATCAGTTGTACAAAGCCACTCGTAGTGACAGTGATAAATGCAGGTTCGAATCCTGCCACGTCCACTAAATTAAATAAATATGAATAACACTTACACATGGAAACAAGAAAGGCAAATGCTAACTGATGCGTTTGCAAGAAGAATGCTTGTAGAGCATAATCTAAAAGAGGTTACAACTCAAAGACAGGCAAAAAATGGTACAAGGATATTTCTTTGTCCCGGTGGTGAGCTAATGGGCTCATACTCAAGCGGTTACGTTAGAAGATGTGACAGCAGTGATAGAATATATCAACTAAATCCTAAGTACAAAAGAGAAGACAGATGGATGTGGTTAGACCAAGATACAGGTGGCACTTATGTAAGAAAAGGCACTGCTTGGGCTAGAGCTCTTATATACAGTGAAATGACTAGACTAGTATTTATTGTTGAATACTACTTAAAAAACTACAAATCATAACGACTATGAGAAATATAAACCTTACTGAAAACGATTGTACTTTCGTACACTATGTATTACGTCACTATGCTAAGACAACACCGGACTTAGACAGTGAAGACAGAGAAGAAATATATGAAGTAGCAAATAAATTTAAATAATTATGAGTACTAGAAATTTAACTATGGTAGTAGATCGGCAGCACGCGCGTGGCGAAGGCAAAGGTCTTGCTATACACCCGAGCGCCGTTCAGTCTTTTAGCTATGTAAACATGTACTTACACCATGATGGTTACCCTGAGTGGCAAGGTGTGCAAATAGCTAATTGGTTGTTAGAAAATAATAGATGTGATGGTAGTGCAATGGCGGCAAAGTTAGTTCACGACCATTTCTATGACAGTTGCTACTTATATCCACTGCAAGATGAGATAGATCACCAATACACATACATAATATGGTCAGGTGATAGAGATAAAACAATGGTAAGCTGTTGGGATAACTACAAAACAGAGTGCGTTTTTGTTGCTACACCTAAAGATATTATATCAACTTACAGCGATTACACTTCATACACTGATTTTGCTAATGGCGAAACTAGATTTGATGAAAATAAAAAATCTAACAAAGTAAACCTTAGTCTTGAAGACTTAAACCACATAATAAATGTGTTAAAAACCAGTATAAACTAACTAGTTAGACATAGTTGGCTGGACCTGTAGCTCAGTTGGATAGAGCATCTGCCTTCTAAGCAGACGGTCACACGTTCGAGTCGTGTCAGGTTCACAAACTAATTACGCGTATAAAATGATTATAACTAAAATTGATATAAATGAAAAATCTATACAAACTACTAAAGCCAAAAGTAAAAACAAGATTACTTGCTGAGCGCAAAAAGTATGAAATAGTTGACAAGGTTATTATACCTACGCTAAAAAACAAGCATGTCTACACTGACCTAAAAATATCAGACGTAAACAGGTTAATTATATTTAGTAATACTCATACGTTTGATTGGACAGTACATGACTACAAATGGGGTACAAAATTATTTAAAGAACAATGAGCAATATAGAATTAAAAGAAAGAGCTTCAAACAAAGCTTTTGCTAAACTAGAAGACCTAAACAGAGAGTTGGATAAGTATGTAGATGAATTAAAAGGATCTCCATCTGTGTTATCAGAAGACCAACTAAAAGTTTGTGTGTCCGCAACAGTAAGAGAAATTAAAACTTGGAATTATATTTTTAAATTAATAGAAACAGATGAAAAAACTAGATGATCAACTTATTATAAATACTTTAGAAGAAAAAGACATTTACAGCGTGCATGACTTAGACCATGATGCTAAGCTAAATGCTATTAAAGAGCACTACGATTTTACAATATCAGAAAGTTGGGTTAGTCCAAGCTTTATGTTCTATACTGAAACAACAGCTGATGGTTATGAAGTATGGATTGCTACCGATGATGACAGAAATCCTTATATAGGTGGAGATGTATACTACTATGACAGCGACTGGCTTGAAAAAATGCCACAAGCAATGTATGATGGTAATGATATATACTACACAGATCTTGACTCACAAGACTATGGTTTTCAAGAAGTTGTAGATGAAGTTTATGAAGAGTATTACAGTGAAAAAAGAAAAGAAGTTGAAGAAGAATTAATTGAAGAAGGTTATGAGTGGGAAGAGTAATGACACAGGGCAAAAGCCGTTACCAAAGTGGTATGATGGCATGAAGTACACCGAGTGGGAAACTGTAGAAAATAGATTTACAGGCGATAAGGCCCTACTGTCACCTAACGAGGTAGCAATGTACGATTTAATTATCGGTGCAGAAAGATTTCGACAATGGAATCTAATGCAGAAAGGTTTAGATTGGTTTAGATCAGCTAACCCTGAAGCATATATGACATTATTAGATTAGTTATGAAATATCCAGATGCAGATAAACACTTTTGGGCTAGTATGACAAAGAGTGTTATAAGAGTAGGAGGCTATTGTCTCATTTTTATTGACATTGAAGTAGCGGCGGGTATACTTATCGCTAGCGAAGTAATTGGAGTAATAGAAGAATTAGTATGAATTTATTGACTCAAAATAGCAAATTAAAAAATACTAGTAAGAAACTAGGGCTTAGGGTATTTAACTTTGGTATACCAGCGTACAAAAGTGCGAGTGGAAAACTGACGTGCCCCATGGCAGATGCTTGTATAAAGTTCTGTTATGCTAAAAAAGGAGCCTACATTTGGAGTAATGTAAAACCCGCGTTTGAGAAACGTTATCAGTTAACTAAGACTGATGACTTTGTTGACGCAATGAATGAAGAGATAAAACGCAAGAAACCAGATTATGTAAGAGTTCATGACAGTGGTGATTATTATTCTCGCGCTTATTTAGCCAAATGGCTCGACATTGCTATACACAATCCAAGCGTGCGGTTTTACAGTTACACCAATATGGTTGATATGTTTCAAAAAACAGATCTACCTGAAAACTATGATGTTATATTTAGTGACTCAGGTAAACAAAAGCATCTTATAAGAACTACTAAAGATAGATACACAAATATATTTACTTCAGAACAAAAACTTAATAGAGCTGGATTTGTTAATGCAAGTAAAATAGATTTGTACGCAACAAAATGGTTTAACAAGAATAATAAAATAGGATTAATATACCACTAAATATGACAGAAGAAGAACTAGAAATAATAGCTGAGAAAATCTTTTTAAAAATAATGGATTATCAAAAGCAATACGATGAGCAGTTTAAAGATGAAATGCAAAGAATGATAAACGAAACAACTCAAGGTAATGCTAAGGAAGAAATATTATTAGGTGAGCTAGCAAGATTACATACAATACTAGCTCAGCTTGAAGAAAAAGAAAAATACGAACAAGCAGCTGTAATCAAAAGAAAGATAGAGCACGTAGAAAACAAACTCAATAGATTATAAATGAATAGAGATAAACACATATGGGAAGGTTGGACTGTTAATGACTTTATTGAAAGTGTTGAACCGTTCTTTAAATCACAAATGGACGGAGGGCTATGGAGCTTAAACCACTGCGGTGGCTTTAAAGATAAAAAGCACTTGAAAAAGTTTATTAAAGAAAACCAACCATACTATAAAAAACATATACCAGAAGTGTATAATTACTTTCTTAATAAATCGGGATTATGAATTTATTTTATCTTGATAGAGACCCTGTTGTTGCCGCATCTTATCATTACGATAAGCATAAGGTCAAGATGGTCTTAGAAGCAGCGCAAATGCTCTTTCCCTCT